CGTTCTGCAGGTCATCGCCATAGCGTAAAAACTCCAGGGTGAACGCTTGCTTGCGCGGGATTCCGCCCTGCAGCAGCGCGCTCTGTTCTTCGTTGAGGTTCACAAGGCACCAGTTGCCCAGCACCTCTCCATAACCCGTCGTCAGCATGAGCGGCTGCAGTTGCCGTCCGATGCTGCGCAGGGTGTTGAGCTGTTTCAGGCCCCCTTTGAAAGAGGGGAATATGGCCCCTTTGATGGTGATCTTTTCTTCGCCGATGGCCACCGCCTGCTGCGCCGGTCGACGCGTCAGGCGCTCTTGAGCCGCCCAACGAAAAGCGCTTGATCGACTCAGTTCATCGAACGCCGCGGTGTCCAGGTTGAAGAAGTACGGCGGAGTGTTGGGCGTCAGCGGCTGCATGATCATCAGGTGAGGGAATGGCTTGACCGCTTCCGGCGCCGGCGTGCCGTTGGGTGCCATTCCGGCGGTTGCCAAAACCGGTTCTGATCCTGGGCTGAGCTTGGCTGCAAGCTTGTTCACGGCCGACTTGGCGCGCGCTGCCTGCTCGCCCAGCACTTGAATCCGGTCTTGAATCTCAGCGGCGGCGCGTGTGGCTTTGCCGTATATCGCGACGACTTGGCCCACCTTCGCCTGTGCCGCGCCGATGGCCCCGGTGACGCGCTGCAGTTTGGCCCCGATCAGCGGACCTACATACGGGATGCTCTCCAGCTCGTTAGCCGCGCCGGATATCTCGCCGATGGCGCCATTGACCGGGCCTAGCATCCCGTCGAGGTCCTTGCGCCCTGCCTCGCCGGCCTGTACCAGGTACTTGAGGCCCGATTGCATACTTTCCAGATAGGGCATTCGTGCTCCTTAAAACACCGGTTGATCCGTCATGTCGCGGCGCGCCACTTGCTGCGCGGTCTCGGTAAGGCGCCTTTCGATGTCCGGCATTAGCTTGTCGATCAGCTCGCGGGGATCCTTCACATCGCCGTGAACGGTGATGCTGAAGGACGGCGACACCGTTATTTTTTGATTGGGTCTGGAGCCGGATGGCAGGGCGTTGTTGATGCCCGCTTTTTTCAGCGACTTCGATACGTCCGCCAGTGCGGGAACTGCCAGCCCCGCACTGGAAGTGATACGCGGGTCCTTGGGAGCAAACGATGCGCCCATGCTCGTCAGCATTGGCACGGCAGGCCCGGGACGATCTCCGACCAGCAATGAAACCGCCGGCCGTGAAATTGCTGCGGCAGGCGTCTCAGGTCCGCCAAACAGCGACTTGCCCACGACGCCACCCAATCGACCGCCGCCCATGCCGCCGAGGACGCCGCCGATCAATCCGCCAATCGCTGTTCCGATGATTGGAACCACGGAGCCGATGGCAGCGCCGGCAGCGGCCCCGGCCAGCGTACCTGCCAAGGTGCCAGCGGCATCGCCATACCCTTCCGCTTTTTCATCGCGGGTTTTTGCGTTGTCGTAAACGTCTTTGGCGTTGAGGGCCGCGTCAAACACGGCGGCTGCAGGATTGCCTTTTCCCAACCCACCGAGCTTGCCGAGCCGAATACCCGACGGCTTGGCAGATGCAACCGAGGTGGCCAGCGGTTTAGGTGTCGCGCCAGGTGGCTTCCAATCACTGAGCGTCTTCGGCGCGTGCGGCGCGCCGTTCGAATACACACGAACGCGAGGCTTGTCCGCCGTTACTGGCTTCTCCGGAACACTGACGGCCCGACGACCACGACCGATACGGCGTTTGCGGCGGCCTTCTCTGCCGCTGCCGTCCAGATCTGCGCCTGCGCCGGCGAGGCCACTGACGATCGCAACCTTCTGGACGATGTTGGGATTGCCCATCAGCGTACCGCGCGCGACGTTCATCATCCCTTTCGCGATTTTGAAGCTGCTATACGCCGCTGCCGCCGTCGCAACGGCAGCGCCGGTGCCCAGCAGACCTGTCACAAGTTTCGGCGACTCATCGCTGACGGAAGCAAGCCCTTTGGCGATGGAGGTCAGGCCCGAGGCGAACTTGTCAGTGACCGGCTGCATGGCGTCGCCGGCGCTGCGCAATGCATCGTCCATGGCCTGGCTGGTTTCTTTCCAGAGCTGCGCTGAGGTTTCCCGTCGTTCCCTCAGGTTCTTGTCAAGAATGCCGGCGGCGCTTGCCGAGTCTGTTTTCAGCTTCTCGTAGAGGCCCTTGCCCTGCATGTAGGCGGCGAGAGCAGCTTTCACTTGGCTGTCAGCAAACAGGTCGCCGGTGCGTAGCGCTTGTTCGAGTGACGTCATCATTGCCTGGGCTTTTGCTGGGTCCGCCTCGTTGCCGATGTCCTCCATCGCCTTAGACATGGCCTTGGCTTGCGCCGGATTAGTTGCCTCAATGTAGCGTTGCGCCAGAGCAAAACTTGATTCGACTGTGGACAGCCCACGCTTGAGGCCGCTGTTCAGCGAACTCTGGTAATCGATACCGGCGTCCTTGTAAGCCTTGACGACGTCCGTGGACCCAATTTTATCAATCCAGTTTTTGAGGTTATTCGCGGCTTCGTCCGAACTGCCGGCCGTCTTCATCTGCACCTGTAGCATGGCGCCCAGCTGCGTAACCGCGTCATTGCCAGTAATGCCCAACCTGCCCATGCTCGAAAGCAATTGCGGGAACCACTTGGCCATGTCGCTGGCTTCAAAGCTGCCGGCCTGGCCCTGAAAGGCTATCGCTTCGAGCGCCTTCTGCATGTCCTTTGGATCGGTGATCCGCGCGTTCTGCCCCAACGCGTTAATCATCGTCGCGGTGTCAGTCGCTTCAGCACCCTGCCCAATCACGAACTTGGCTGCCACCGGCGCGTATTCCATCGCCTGCTTGAGATCCATGCCCGCGCCGACCAGCGCGTTGATGACGTCGGCGACTTCGTTGCGCGCCATGCCGGTGTCACGGGAAGTGCTGATGATCTTGTCGGAGACTTGCTGTTCTTCGGGTGTGTTGGCAATGCCCGCCTTGATCGCGATGTCTCGTACCACCGCGCGGTATTCGGCACTGACTTTGGTCGGCACGATCATCGTGGCCGCCGCCGCGCCGGCTGTGACCGCAGCGGTGTTGCGCAGGCCAGCCGCGCCTTGTTTCATTTGTGTGTGGCCGGTGGATTTCAGCTCCGCAGAGCGAGCCTTGCGGCCCATCTGTTCGTAGGACTGCCCCAAGTTGCGGACCTGAACGCCCTGCTTGCGCAGAGCGTCCAGATTCGCGTCGAGCTTGCGGCGTAGCCCGTCAGCGGAGGACGAACCAACGGCGTGCGCCTTGCGCCATTCCTCCTGCAGCTTGCGGGTTTCACCGATGACCGACTGCAGCACCCGGGTTTTGCTCGCGGTCGACTCAAGCTTCTTGACCCGACCCTCTACGTCTTTGAATGCAACGCCCACCGACTTGCTGACGGCGCCGCCGATCACCAGGCCGAGCGCTAATTGTTTTGCCATTTCATAGCCCTTCGCTCATGGCTTTACGCTGCCGGGTGGCTCACTCGCTGAGCCACCACACCATGTCGTAAAACGGCATCGTCTCGATCTCGTTCAGCGTGAAGCCTGTTTCTCTGGACAGCCGCATGGCCAGCTGACGCTGCAGTGACGGGTCAAACTGCGTCTTCTTCAACCATGCGAAAGTAGCCGCGCTTCACGCGCTCATAGTCCTTTAGCGTGAGATTTGCGAGGTCCTCGGCGCCGATCTCGGCAAGGCTGCAGAACATCATTGCGTCGACGGCTAGCTCGTCGTTGGGATGAGCCTTCTGACAGGCGCGAAGGTCGCGAACGGTCGGGGTACGCATGTGCAGCTTCTCGACCTTGATGTTGGTGATCAGGGCCGGTGTCGAAAGCGTCACGGTGACGCCTTGGTCGGTCACGGCGAGCCAGGTCGGCAGGCCGTCAACGGGGTTTTCTGTGCTCATGAGTAATCCTTAGATGCCTAACTGGTTGCGCATTTGCTGAAGCTGGTCGACGCCGTTAATGACGCGCACCGAGTTCACCGGGTCGATCTCGAAGATGACCACGCCATCAATCTCCAGCTTGTAATAAGAAACGCCGACTGAGTACTTGAACTCCGCCTTGTCGCCAGACTTCCAACTGCCCGGATCAACCTCTTTGAGCATGCCTCGGATTGTCGCGGTGACGCCGACGAAGCGGCCCTTCTGCTCTTTGAATGATCCACGAAAAGAGCCGTTGAACGCAGTCTGGTCAGCCAGGCCGACAAATTTCATCGCTTGCTGACGAACGCCGTTGGCGGTGAATGAGGCTTCGAGCTTTTCCAGCCCCACGTCCATGTCGATCTCGCCGTCCATGCCGCCTGCGCGGTAGCCTTCCGTCTTGACGGCGATCTTCGGGAGCGTCAGCTCGGGGATGTCCCCGGAGAAGCTGATGCCGTCGATGAACAGGTTAGTGTTGAACAATGTTTGTGGCGTCATTGGTTGGCCCTCTTAGGCTTAGTTGTCCAGGACTTCGGTGAGCCACTGGTCGGTGACTTCAACGAGGAAGTTCGGGTTCTCTGCAGGGGGCACGTCGGTAAAGCGAATCACCCAATACACCTTGCCCTGCTCCAGTTGGCTGGCAGTGTTGCGCTCAGGGTCGGCATAAACCTCGAAATTGATGATTGCGCCCTGATTCTTAAGGTCGCGCATGAAGTTCTGGAGGCCTTCGGTCACGTCCTTGATATAGGTTTTGGTAATGCATCTGTCGACTGCCCATTTGTGGCCGTAGAGAATCGCGTCCATCACGATGTCCATCGTCCGAACGCGAGTGACGAACGCCCACTTCGGATCGCTGGAGCGTGTGCGATTGCCCCACAGGCGATAACCGTCGTCGCGGATGATGGTAGTGATGTTTGCGGCGTTCAGCAGGTTGGCCCGGCAGGTGGTGTCGCCGTCCAGAAACTCAATCGGCCGCGACGTGCCGGTAATGCCGACAAACTCTTTGTTCGATGGGGAAGCCCAGAAGCCGTACTCGTTGTCGGTCCATGCGAACAGACCGGCGACGAATGCTGAGGCCGGCGAGTCGACGGTGCCGTTCGCGCTGGTGTCCCAGAACTGCACACCAGGATCGACGAGGAATACACGCTTGCTACCGAAGCTCTCCGCGTACTCCAGCGCGTCTTCGTCGTTGCTGTTGGGGCCGTCGATGATGGCGATCGCTCGCAGCTTGCCGGCCAGTCCGTCCATCGCCGTGGCAATCGCCTGCGTCGCCGAGTGCTTCGGCGCGATCAGCAAACGGGGCTGGGCGTTGAACTTGCTTTTGCCATCAAGCAGCGCCTGCAACCCGGTTCGTTTGCCGGAGGCGAGAACGCCGCCGATGATTGCCGAGATCTGCTCGGCGGGGTCATCCTTTTTTGCGACTCCACACGCTACGATGACCGCCTTGGCGCGGGTATAGATGGCCTTGCATGCTTTAGTGATTGGAGCGTCAGGCCCCCATGCAGCGATCGCCTCGCGCTCGTTGGTGATCAGCTTGACTTCATTGTCTTCGGCAGTCGGTGTGCCGTCCGCACCTGAACCGGGTGTGAACGTGTCGCACAATCCGATGATTGAGGACGACGGCAGGGCGATAACCCTCGCGCCGACGTCCAGGTTCGTGACCGTGACGCCGTGGAAAAAATCGGTGCTCATTAAGCGATCTCCAGAAATGAAAAAGCCCCGCATGGCGGGGCTGAATAATCGATTGATTTGGCGTTTCGGAAATTGAGGGATTCCAGACAAGCATCGCCGTCATTGGGAATTTAGCGGATATGCTCCACAAGCCAGATCGGCGCAGGTGGCCGGTTACTCGCGTAGGGAAAATCGGCAGCTTCTGGCCAGGCTCGCAGCAGACGCCGATAGCTTTGTAAATCGGTATATTGATCCGCGCTCAAGGTCGTGGAAGTGCCCTCCTCAATCTCGTCACGATGGCGCGTTACCACCCCATCCGTAAGGGATAGCTGCACGTTACGCCAGTCACGCTCGAGGTCGTTCAGTTGTGCCATCGACAGCGGAGGCGGCTCGACAAGTACCGGGAAGCCTGTCTCAGGATCCGCCGCAACCATCAGCGGCTCCTGTGCCTTGCGTCCGAGAAGCAGCAGCCATTCCATCATTGGCATTTCCACCACATCGATGGGCATATCAGGACCATGAACGTCGGGGTAATACGCACCCAACGTACTGGGACTGAAAAATATTGAATCTCGGGGTCTTAGCTGCTCCATCAGTAGCCCCTCGCTCGCCAGTACACGAACCAGCCTACTTGCGTCCCGCCCTGCAAATTCTTGATACGCAACTGAATGCCTGTCTTCGTTAACGTCGATGCAATGGCAATAACGGGAGCAACGTCACCGCCCAAGTGCATCGCTGAAAGTGACTTACACCCATTTGGCCAAGCCAGGGGAAACGTGACGCTGATAGTGCCATTCACATCGCCTGACGCCGTGCCCCATTGCTCGAACATTCCGGAGGGCTCGCGCGACCAGCCGTTATCGGCAAGCAGTGCCTGAAACATCGGCGAATAGGGCAAGGCTGCATCTCCCCCATCGAGTGACCACCCGCCGCCATCAAGCAACCTTCGAAATTTGGCGTTAGTCATCGCCGACATTGCGATCGACTCACTTTGTGTCGTTCCCAGAACAATGTGCTCACCAGCAACCGGCCTTACCGTACAGGGTCCAACAACCATTACGCGCACGATCGCCCCGGGAGGGCACTGGGTTGAGTCGGGGAGCGTTAAAGTCCGGCCATTGCCATTCATTACATTGAGCTTGCCGACAGCGTCAACGGTTAAAACGGTATCCACGGCATAGTTGGCCTGCCCCGAAAGACTGCCTAACGCACGCTGCACGAATTGCGTAGTTGCAACAGTCTTGTCAGCAGTGAAAACGGTTTGAAGCGGTGCTCTCGGACTACCGCTGAATTCCGGTGAATACAGCGGAGCAAGTCCTCGGGTTATGTTCTGAAAGTTCAACGCCGTCGCGCCCAACGTGATCGTGCCGTCGGTGACCAGCTGCCAGATGGTGTCAGCGTTAACAGCTCCCCTTTCTATGCTGACTATCAGGTTGGGAGTCACCTCAGGACTCTCATCTGCATCCCCGGCTCTGGACCACGCATTCTCTGCAGCAAGCCAAATGCCGTTTTGAGTAGCGTCTGCTTGATCCTTCACAAGGATCCGGTCATTGACGCCCACTGGCTCGCTATCAACTGAACGAAGCCCAAAAAGCGCGACAGGACCGACTGTGGCCGCCTTGACCGATTGTTTGTTGTCCAACTTGTTGATTTCCGACGTCACCTTGTCATCGACATACGCGCGCGTGGCCAGTACGACAGAGGGGTCAATTTTCAGCTCGACGCTGCTGGAATTACTGACTAACAGGTTGACGCGTACGACCTGCGTTCGGCCAGAGCCTTGCGTCAGCAGCGGCTTGAACGAGGGCGCGCAGTTTGCGATTGCAACCAGATCCCCGTCCGCATCGTACAGTCCAATTTCGCGGATCCACCACCCGCCAACCTCAGCCGGAATGACCTGCTCTGCGATGATGATTGCGGCGTTCGTGGGGTCAACTTTCAGCTGATTGAGCGGCGCGCGCCGGCGCTCATTCACCAATTTGGTTTGCGTAGCGTTTGGCACAGGGTCTGCGTCGTTTGCATCTCCTACAGCCATTTGCGTGATTTTCCAAGCAACGCCAAGCGCATCAGCATTCGCCTGTTTAGCAACTCCGACATTCGTCAGAATCGCGAAGAACTGCGAGTTTTGGTTGATCATCCGTAGATATCCAGTGTGTCGATCGTCGTGATACGTCCGCCCACGCCAAAGCTTCCGGAGACTTCAATGTCACGCGGTGCGGGTGGGTAAATATCGATTTCGTCGCCGTCATACAAGCTTGCCGTGATCGTCACGGTCCCGCCGGTTTCCAAGCTGATCGCGAGGCCCGTCAGATGCCGCGATAGCGGCTTGGCGTCATCGATGAGCCAGATCAGCTCCTGATACATCTCCTCAGTGATGCCCGTATCGAGCACGCCGACCTTCAACGCGAACGTGCCAGGCACCCCCTCCGGGCAGCTCTCCCACCACTCCACCACCTCAATCAAGTAGCCCAGCGGTTCAACGACGCGGCGCAGTGCTCCGATGGTGCCTTTGTGCGCGTGGACGTAGAACGAGGACCGGATCGCCGCCCGCTTGGCGGCATCGGTCCACTCTTCGCTCCAGCGGTCCACCGAGCACTCCCATGCGAGGAACGGCAACAGTGCGGCCGGGCAAGTGTCAGGGTTGTAGATCGAGCGCAGCGGTACCGGCATGATGTCGTCGGTCGCATCCTCAATCGCCCGTTCCAGTTGCGTGCTATTGAGGGGTAAAAGACTTGTCATGTCATGCTCCCAGTCTCACGTCATAGGCGGTGCAGTACGCGGCCTGGACCTGAGTCGGTTTGATGTCTTCCCAGTCGACCAGCTCGACCCGACGCACGCCGGTGATGTGCAGTTGCGCGTCAATCGCCGAACGCGCGATCTCCACGCCCAGCCGACGGCGTGGGTTCACCCACGCCGCGAGCCGCTTACGGCATTCGGCCAGGATGGCTTCGTTCTCCGACCCGCTGCCGACGGGGTGAATGACCGCGTCGATGGTGTACGGCAGCACCTCGGCGCTCTGCACCGTGAGCCGGTCACCGATGGGTCGCAGGTCCT